GCCTGTTCTAAATGTTAGTGTCTGCATGTCTTTATAGCTTGCGTACCATGTTGTACGCGCGGAGCAGGCGCCTGCAATATTAAAATCTTGGGTATACTGGACTAGTAGTGTTGCTGTGGATTGGGCACTTTCAATTACACCGCTTTGCCCTCCCCATTGCTCAATTAATCCGTCAGCATAAACCCTGTAACCTTTATTGGTTGAATAATACGCGCATAAAATCGGGTTTTCTTTTATTTGCCATTCGGTGCCGTTGTATACAAGGGTAAGGCTTGTGTTAGCGTTGCACACTCTTGTGGATGATGTGGCGGCCTCTTCCCAGTAGCCGGTGTGATTTATAATTGATTGCAGGGAATTATTTTTTAATACTTTGATCTCCGCGCTTAATGTGTTGTTAATTCTTAATTGCAGGCCGTTTGCGCTTACGTCGTCAACCTGCGGGCAGATAACATCTATTTTCATTCCCTGCCGGAGCGCGGTCAATCCTGGTATAGTAATATCTATGACCCCGGTTTCGGATGTAGTTCCAAAATAGGCCGTTGTTGCCCATTCCCTCGCGTTGCTTTCGGCTGTATCAATCGCGCTTTTAATCCCTCCGGATTTCGCCGGGTTGTCGCTTCCTGATGTTGGAGCATTGTCAAAGGTCAGCGCGTCCTGTTTTCCGGCCAGTGCGGTTTCTATGTCGCTAATATCGCCTTGCGCGGTCTCCACGGCTTCCTGCAGTTCGCTGATGTCCTGCACGCTGGCGTCTATTGCTGCTTTTATGCCGGATGATGTGACCGGCTTGTTGCTTCCGGCTGTCGGTGTGCTGTCCATTACGTTGGGCAGCTGCAGGGCATTTAATACGCCCACCGGGTCGGTCTTGTTAATATATGCGTTGTATGAACGCGGAATAATTAAACCTTCTACCATTTCCGCCCCCTTATCCGCAGAAAGCCACGTTTATTGTGCTATCGGCGCTAATACATTTAACGCGGATTCCGGTAACTGCATTAGCCAGCATTACGGTAGTAGATTCCGTAAGGGTTACGCCTTCGCCGTGGATGTTGTCCCAGTAACCGCCGGTTCCTGCTTCGCCGATTGTCTCCGGTCTGTTGCAGCATACCTCAATAATAAATGAGGCGCTCTCTGTTGGCGGGATATGTACCGCTACAGTAACGGCCGCTACTCTGTCGGGGGGGCTTATCCACACGCCTTCGCCCTGTGTTATATCTGCCTCAACGTTGAGGCCTGTTGTTCCGGTTCTCGCTCTTGGCTCAATTCTTCCGTATGTCATTTTTTAACCTCGCTTTTCTCTGCAGCAATTTCCCCCGGCTTGTCGGTTGCTTCCGCCTTCGGTGCAAGTATTAGCTGTTGAAAGACTTTAACCTTCGGGTCCTCTGCTAATACTTTTACTAGTTCGCTGTAGAGCTTGTCGTCTATAATTCTCATGCTTTTATAGTCATTTTTAAGCGGGTTTTATTTGCTTTTTATGTAGGAATGGTAAAATAAAAATAATTTTGTTTTACTTTCCGCTTTAAAAGTAAAATTAAAAAATCCCGCGCGGCTGCTTTCCGTCTGCTGTGCCTATGAACTCGCGGGCGCGGTCTCGTTCTATTCCCGTTTGCGCTGTAAAGTCGCGAGCCTTCTGCTGCCATTCGCCGAGCTTCCTCCGGGCGCGTGTACTGTCTACACCTCCGGCTTCCTGGACTAGTGCGCGGCGTTTATAGCCTCTTATGTTGCGCTCGATGTAGCGGAGTTTTTCTTCCCCCTCGTATCGCGTCATTTTCTGGCCGTTATAAGTAACCTCTTGCTTTGCCATTTCGTCGAGGTCGTCCTGCGTGTAGTGCTTTTCAAAGCCTTCAAAATATGGGTAGTAAGAATGGCGGCAATTAATTCCGCATATTCCCGTTATTGTTCCTAATCCGCAAACGCTGAAAGGTCTATATTTCGGATTGGTGCCGCTTAAGCTGAACACCTGCCCCTGCCACTCCTCATGCTCTGGGCGGGCTCCTATATGCGCCGTTGTTTCTACCAGGTCAACGCCCAGCTCTTCACAATTATTCATAGTCATAGCGGAGGCCGTCTGGTTGACGCCGGTCAATATGTTCATACGCACCGCAGGCTCTATCTGCAATCTTACGGGGCGCCCGTTCCTATATTGAACGCTTGTTATTCCTTCGGCTGCTAAATTATTGCAGGCGTTTTCCATTGCGCGGTCGTAGTCAAAGGCGCCGGTTGTTACCTGCATATATGCATTGTTTGCCTGCTGCACAAACATTGTTTCAGATGTGTACGCGGTTGTTATTGTTAAGCGTGAAAGGTCACTGTGTGTTTTCTGAATACTCGCGAGCATGATTTGCGCGTTAATATCACTTACACCATGGCCCAGCGCTTCCTTAAAAATCATATTATCGGCGCGGGCGTTTTTAATAAGCGCGTCGTTATATACTGCCTCAATCTCTTTAACTATTGCCGGATCATATTTTTTAAGTATGCGCCGGATGTTCTTTTTTAAGGCGCCAGTCTCTGCTAAAAGCGCGGCCTGCCATTGTGTAGCCTCTGTGATTTTCCCCAGACGTGCAATCCGTCGCGCCATATCCTGCAATATATCGGCCTCAAGCTGTGCGTAAATGTCGGCTATCTCATCGGCCAAGCCGTCTAAATAACGCGGGCTCAGCATGATCTACAATCTGCCCCATAATAAGCACCATGCTAATTTTATGCGCTTCCGGAATGGGTACGAGTTAAACGCCTGCCTCAATCTGTTAAAAACTGCCTTATCGTTTTTTGTAATTGCCTTTTTAATTTTGTTATGCGCAGCCATGCTTTCCCCCTTATGCTAAATTAAATGGATTTTCTGCCAAAGGCTCCGGCGGAACGTTTGCCTTTGCTGTTGCCTCATCCTCGCCCATGAAGTCGCGGCGGTATTCCCATTTATTCAATACGCCGGCGCTTATTTCCTGCAGGGCTGTCTGCTTTGCTTGTGTTATGTCCTTGCGGGTCTGGTCGTCGCACCACTTTATTGTGTAAAGCTCTGCGCTTTCCGGTCTGCCTGCAGGTGCTCCCTTTACCTTGTACGCGCTGGCCATGTATGCGAACACCTGCGCGGCGTCCTCATACTTTGCAGCTATTTCGTCCTCGATTTTGTCTACAATGGCAAAGAGTTCCTGTCTGCCTCCGCTGTACTGTGTAGCGGTCTGCGTTACGGCTTCCGCGTCGCTGACTGTTCCCTTGCCCACGTTCAATGTTAATTCTATGCGTCTGAAAATCTGCTGCAAATATTCATTTTGTGCAGTTGTGCGGAGTTCAGGACTGTATTCGTGGATTTTTTCGCCATTGCCTGAGCCGTCCCCGTCAATCTTAAGAATTAATTTATTAAGGCTTCCTGTCAGTCGTGTTTTCTCTGTTGTGCCGTTTCTGCTGGTTCTTTTCTCGAACATGTCGCGATCTGCAAACACGCGCTTTTCGCCGGCTTCCTGCTCCCAGTCCATGCGTGCGAACTGTCGGTCTGCCTTCTCTATAAGGTCGATAGCGTCGTTAATCATAGCCACCGGAACTTCGGAGCCGTCAATTTTATTAATGCAATGATTGCGGAATTCTACAATCATAGGGCGGCCGCAATTCTCCCAGGTATATTCCGGTGTTAATTCCGCGGTCTGTGTGCACGCTGTCAGCGAAACCTGCCGGAGCCGTCCGTCTGTATTCTCGTACAGCTTCATTGTTACCCGGTGGCTCAATCCGTCGAAGTCGTGGTTTTCGCATAATATATATGTCCGGTTCTTTTCTGTGAATTGCTTAAAAATAATAGCGCCGTTTAAGGTTCCGTCGAAGTCGTATCTGGTCGGCAGATAATTGCCTAGAGGTATAATCTCATATTGCAGCTTATTGTTTGCGTAAATCGGCCGGAGTAATCCCGCGCCCATTAATACGATGTATTCAACCACCGTGTCTATGTTCTTATTCAGATGTTTAAGCGGCCTCTCTATTGCCTTGTTTTTTACTTCGAGCCCCAGTTCGCGGGTTACAAAATAATTTAATCGCCCCGCAATCTGTGGCAATATTCCGCAGGATTTTGCCGCGCTCTCCCACGGTGCGTGGCCGTGCATTAATTCCGCCCATAATTTTATATGGTCGTACATTGTCGAGGAAACGTTTGTGTCTATTCCGGTTACTTCCTCAATAGTGGTTTTATGAAAAAAATTGTAAATGCCCATAAAAAAGCCCCTTAATTTCTCAAACATATTAATTTATTCCTTATGCTTTATAGTCATTTATTCCGCTATTTTAAGCGCCTGCATGTTTCCATATTTTCTCGGTCGCGTACCTTGTCAGCGCGAGGAAGTGGTCGGGCTGTCCTTCTGGGTAGCCTTCCAATATTTCGCCGGTGCGCTTGTCTATTTCCCGCTCGTATAGCGTGAACTCATCCGCTGCATGTGGAGCCCTTGCCGGATCTATTACAATAGCGCGTAAGCCCTGCAGCCATTTAAAGCCGGCGTCTCTGCTTCCTGGGCCTTTAATTGCACCGCGTGTATCGCCTCCCCATTTGTGGAAGTCTGCGACGCTTTTCGGCTCGGCGCTGTCGGCTGTCTGTCTATCGTCAAATATGCTCATCCCGTGCGCCTCCATGTGCTCGCGCGTTGCCTCGAACGCTTCATAGTTGCCATGCTTATATAAATAAAGCTCATCCCATATATAGAGCGTTGCTTCCTTAGCGTCATAATACATAGAGCCGTATGCGTAAGGATCCGGATAATATCCCCAGTCTATGCCCTGCAATGTTTCCCCGCTCCAGCTTTTAATTTGTTCGTCGGTAATTTCCTGCAGGAGGATGTTTTCAAATATCGTGCGGCCGGTTCCTGTCGCTTTGCCCAGGTATATATTTTCGTAAGCCTTCGGGTTGTTTCGCTTGGTGGTCTCTATGTCGTGCAGTATCATTTCCCCGAGCCATTCGCGCGGTATGTCTAAATATGTCGTATGAACTACCACGCGCCGCGGGTCCGGCTGCCTGGCTTCCGTGTTGCACCAGTGCCTTGCCGAGCTCGGTGGGTTATAGCTCTCAAACATGTAGAATGTATCGCCGCCGCGCAATGCAGATATTTTTACGCTTTGTAAATCCTCCGGGGCGACCTCGGTCTTTTCCTCAACCCATAAAATACCAATATAGCCGTTAGAGCATTTTATAGATTTTAATTTTTCCGGATCGTCTAGGCCTACAAATATAATTTCCTGCTGTGCTCCATTCCGCCGGATGTACGTAATAGGCAGCGCGGCCGTTTTACTTTTCGGGATTTTAAAGCCTGCCTTCTTCCCGTTGCTGCGTGGAAGGTGCAGAATATCAATAGCCCACACAATCTGCTCAAATACTGACCGCCTCAAGTTCTTACTGTAGCGCCGTATTACTAGCGCATTTAGTCGCGGAAATAATACGATTAATAAAACTATAACTATGCTGATAAATGAACTCTTACAGCTCGCGCGGCCTCCTGGAAACGTCCACCGTTCGTGCGGGTGCTCCGGGTCCATAATGTCGTTAAATGCCCTATTGTATACCGGCGCGAACAGTTCCGCGGTTCTAATCCTCATTGGCCGCCGCTTCCTCAATCGGTACCGGGTCAACCTCTGGACCGTCGTTAATAATTTCTATTGGTTCGGCGTCGTTGCTTCCTGCGTCTGTCTCCAGCTTATCCTCGTATGTAAAGCCGCGCTTCTTTCCCTTGGTTGCCAGGTAGAAGCGTATCATTGCGCCGTCATTGTTTTCTATCGCTTTTATTGCCTTGCCTTCTACATAATCGAGCTTGCTCTCTTCCTCATCCTGCAGCGCCTGGATAGTCTCCGGCCACTTCTGCGTCCATGCGTCCGCCGTGTGCCAGTTGCAGTGTAATTTCGCCGCTACTGTGGAAATAATGCCGTAACTGCCCTGTATCGCGTCTAATACTTCCGCCTTTTTAAAGTGTCTGTGTCTGCCCATTTGCGCCCCCTCTTACTGCTTCGCGCTTTTGTGGTGTTTTTCGTTCACGTTCCTTTAATTTCCTTTCGTTTCCTTTTGTTTCGTTCGCGTTCCTTTTGCGTCGTTTTATTTCGTTTTTTAACTCGCGCGCAGGTGATGTTAATCCAAGGTATAAACCTATTAATCCCATTACTACGGAATGAGGAATAAATAATAATATTCTTATAGCCGTATTCATTTAAGCGCCCCCTTTCCCGCGTCCGTGCCGTTTTCCTCTGCCCATTTTGTCCAGCGTCTGCGTATTACGTCGCAATAATGCGGATCTAATTCCATGACGTAAGCTGTGCGGTTCAGTTTTTCCGCCGCTATAATGGTTGTGCCGGAACCGCCGAACGGGTCTAGTATTGCGTCCTCTTCCTTGCTGCTGTTCTTAATCAGGCGCATGAATAATTTAACCGGCTTCATTGTCGGGTGTTCTGCGTTCCTTGCCGGTTTATCCTCATAAATTATTGTATTCGGGATGTTATCGCCCCGCAGCTTTCCGATTTCCTGCAGCAGCTGTTCTTTATTCATTTTTTTATAGTCCGGTTTTTCGTCGTAAACTGTGGTTAAATCCCTGCGCCCGTCCCAGTAGTGGTTTGCGCCGTTCTTCCAGCCGTATAAACAAGGCTCATGCCTCCACTGCCAGTCCTGCCTTCCTAGCGTCATTACATTCTTTACCCAGATTAAACATTGACGAAGCTGTCCGCCTGCCTCCTGCAATGCCTCGCGGAATATTGCCCCCTTAAGGTCTGCGTGCCATATATAAAACGCGCCGCCCGCTTTCAACCTCTCGAGCATTGTGCTAAATGCTTTAATAAGGAATTCCTTAAAACCTGCGTCGTCCATGCTGTCGTTATCAATCTTTAAAGCGTCTGCTGTCTTTCCGGTATACGCTACATTATAAGGCGGGTCTGTCACGATTAAATCCGCCTTTACTTCCCCCATTAATGCGCGCATGTCGTCCGCGCTGGTACTGTCCCCGCAGTATAAATAATGACGGCCGAGCCTGTACAATTCCCCGCGCTTGCTGTGTGGTGTCTCATCCAGATTAAGCGCCGGCGCTTCGTCGTCGTCCTTGGTCTCTTCCGGTTCCAATTTGCCTAGATCCAGCACGCCTTCCGGCAGGGCGATGTCGTTAAAATCAATTTTCAGCCCGTCTAAAAATGTCTTTACGCTTTCGGCGGTCATGTGGCCGTATTGGCTGTTTAGTTTAAGGAGTTTCTCTTTTGCTTCGGCTTCATTTTCCGCGCTTACGTATACGCAGGGCAGGGCGGGTATTTCTTCCCCTGCTGCTCTCATCCGCTTTAATGCTGAAAGGCGGCCGTGTCCGTCTAATACGTGGTTAATATATGCGCCGTTTTCGCCTGCATGCGCCCACACAAAAAAAGGGAAACTAAAGCCGTGTTTCTTTATGCTTCGAACTATTTTGTCGATGTCGTCAGCGCTGCGTTCTTTAAGTTCGCCCTGAAACTCTGTTAATTCGTCGAGCTGGATTGTGTCGCTTCCTGTGCAATTAATAGCAATCATTTTTTAACGCTCCATTCTGTGCCGTATTTGTCTATAATGGTTTTAAAGTCCTCCAGGTCATGTGGCACTATGTTGTAAGTTTCCCCGCCGGTTGGGTCGGTTTCAATTCCGATGTGCAGCAGTTCGTGAAATAATAATATTTTAATCTGCTCCTCGCTCATGTGCTCATTATTCGGGCTAAATAGTGTTATTGTAAATTCGGCCGGAATTGCCCACCGGTATTTTGCAGGGATTTTCTCGCACTCGCCGTGTGTGACTTTGTTCCCGCTCTTTTTCGCCTGATTGCTAGCCAGGTAAATAATGCGTGCTTTGCTATTGCGGATGTATTCGAGCTCTGGTTCTGTATCAATTAATTTTTGTGCCAAACTTTCAAAGTATGCGCTTTTTTCTCTTGTTTCCATATTTCTATAGTTGTTTTTTTAGCGCTTTTTTGCATGTTTTTAATAAAAAAGGCGCTTTATTGCACGTTTTCTGCAATATTGCGCCCTTTCCGTTGATTTTCTTTTTCTTTTACAATTCTTTATTTAGCTTTGTGAATTGTTCAGGGATCGCGTAAAATAGACAGCTTTCGAACCCTTGCCCCTCATAATCTATGTAT